GAACAAGCGGGTCTTCAGGTTCATCTGGTAAATCTGGTTCTTCAGGTTCATCTGGAACAAGCGGGTCTTCAGGTTCATCAGGTTCATCTGGTAAATCTGGTTCCTCAGGTTCATCTGGAACAAGCGGGTCTTCAGGTTCTTCAGGTTCATCTGGAACAAGCGGGTCTTCAGGTTCTTCTGGAACAAGCGGGTCTTCAGGTAGTTCAGGATCATCAGGCAAATCAGGGTCCAGCGGATCTTCCGGCACTTCTGGAAGCTCAGGTTCATCCGGTTCGTCAGGAAAAGCTGGTAGCTCTGGATCTTCCGGCACTTCTGGAAGCTCAGGTTCATCCGGTTCGTCAGGAAAAGCTGGTAGCTCTGGATCTTCTGGCACTAGCGGTTCATCAGGTTCATCCGGTACTTCCGGTTCCAGCGGCTCAAGCGGTACTTCTGGATCATCTGGCTCGTCTGGTTCGTCAGGCAAAGCTGGTAGCTCAGGATCTTCTGGTACTAGTGGCGCAGCGGGCTCAAGCGGTTCATCCGGTACGTCAGGAACCGACGGAAATGCAAATTTCACTACTGATACTGACCTTTATTACGACACTGCGACTGACACAATATACACTCCGAACCTTACGTTAACAAGCACCAGTTTCTCTGCAACGAGCCTTCCTTCCGGCGGAACGTCAAACGAAGTTCTGGTCAAAGAATCTGACGGTACTATAAAAACAAAAACCGGAGCAGCAGGTTCCTCAGGTTCCTCAGGAACGTCAGGTTCGTCTGGAACTTCTGGAGCAGCAGGATCTTCGGGCTCATCGGGTACATCAGGAACTTCTGGTGCAGATGGGGCAAGCGGCGGACCAGTAGAAAGAACCTTTACTTGGGCTATAGTTAACCCAGCTGTTGCCACTGTGTTAGGACCAAGGCTCAACGGTAAATTCACTCCAACAAGGTGCGATACTTTCGTAGGTTCAAATACAAGTGTATCATTCAAGGTTCTGTACGGAACTGCACCAGGGTCATTCACAAACACGTCAGTCCAACCTACTACCGCTACCACTTCTGCTGGTACAGGTACCGTTAATGCAGTCGATATAGCTGCTGGCAACTGGTTGGTCGTTGAAATAACCGCTACGTCCGGAACTGCTGGACAGCTTGTGGTAACCCTAGCCGGAACCTAAAAATACGAAAATCGATGGGAGCATTCGAAGGAACTCTAAAAACCCCAGGAACATCACAATACACCTTACCATTTGGCTGCGTGCTTAAAGCTGTGCGTTGCTGGGCAGCTGGAGGTCGTGGAGCTGACATAACCTACCCTACCGGAACAAGAGGCGGAGGTGGAGGAGGTGGCGCTTACGCTGAACCCAACAGTTTAACTACGTATGACAATAAAATGTGGAACGCTAGGTTAACTGTCATAGTTGGAGCAGGAGGAAGCGACTTAGCTGTTAACGGCGGAGATTCGCTAGTAACTTTGGAATTAGCAGAAGACGGAGGATTTGGTACTCCCATAACGTTAGCTAGAGCTCAGGGAGGAAGAGGTGTTGCCAATAACTCAGCAACAGGTGGAGCTGGCGGAACCGTTACTACTGGCACTGGGTACACTGGAGGTAACGGTGCTAGCACTATTTCTACTTACGGTGGTGGTGGTGGCGGTGGAGCTGGCAGTATTGCAAACGGAGGAAATGCTTCTGCTAGAACAGGAGGAACTGCTGGAGCTGGAAGCGGCGGCCGTGGAGGTTACGGTAGCAACGTTTCTGGAGTTGCTGGTACAGCTGGAACAGCGTTTGGAGGCGGAGGCGGAGGAGGTTACCGTACAACGACAGGAAGTGTTTCAGGCGGAAACGGAACAAACGGAGGCGTAACCATTTCCATTCAATGGCCGGACAACCTTGTCATGCACGTCATCAAGGACGAGGGAGTATAAATCGGAAAAGAAAAATGATAGAAAATTAGGCGATGATAAAATCGATCCAATTTCTAACAAAACTCAGGTCAACATTTACAGTATAAAAGGCAAAAGGCCTTTTCACTAAATGTTCGATTACAAAGTAAGAGTAGCTACGTCCCTCGTAGGAACTACCGGTTACAATAATCACGCGCAATCTTTTTTCAGATCACTTTCAAAGTTCGTCCCGTTAGAGATACGCAACTTCACGATAGGCAGTTCGTGGAACGGGTATTCTGACGAACCTCACAACGGCGAACCGTACATGGACGATCAGATGAAGACTCTTCTGACCGAACAGACTCTCTGGAACGATAAAAAGATGCTGGTTGATTACCCGATCTACACCAAGTACCCAAATCCAGGAAAGCCAGTCATCAACATCGTTCTTAACGAGACCAACCATCATTACTTTTACCGCGATTACTTCGGTTACAACATAGCTTACAACGTTTGGGAATCAACTCTTCAACCGGATAATTTCTTTAAGAGATTGTTGGAATTCGACGAAATGTGGGTTCCGTCAAAGTGGCAGAAAGAGTGCACAGTTAAACAAGGTTACCCAGAAGACAAGATATTCGTTATTCCTGAAGGGGTTGATGTCGCTACCTTTTTTCCTGAAAAAGTCTATCACGGTCTAACAGCAAACCCAAAACGGTTCACGTTTGGAATTTTCGGTAGGTGGGATTACCGAAAATCGACGAAGGAGATGATAGAAACCTTCCTAAAAACGTTCGATAAGAACGAGCCGGTCGACCTTATCGTGTCCATAGACAATCCTTTTTCTTCAGACGGAATGACTTCAACCGAAGAAAGATTGACTAAGTACGGGCTTCTTGATAGTCGGATAAAGATCTTGCACTTTCCTTCTAGGGAAGATTACGTTCGACTGATGAAATCGGTCAACGTTTTTCTGTCGTGTTCTCGGTCAGAAGGTTGGAACCTTCCTCTCATAGAAGCGATGTCCTGCGGAACTCCGGCTATCTACTCAAACTGTTGCGCTCAGCTAGAATTTGCGGAAGGTAGAGGTTTACCTGTCGAAGTATTAGGAGAAAAACCCTCCAGAGAAAGCAGTTACAATCACTTTAACGAGACAGTCGGCAATTACTACGAGCCAGATTTTGATGATCTCGGAAAGGTCATGTGCGATGCATACGAGAATTACGAGTCTCACAAGAACCGAGCGATCGAAGAATCGAAAGAAATTCACCAACTCTTTAATTGGACAAAGGTTGCTAGGTTAGCCGCAGAACACTTAGAGAGCAGGAAAGAACACATAGAACAGGTTCTAAAGACCGAGAAGAATTTTCTCAAGATCAACTACCACTTCGTTGAAGGAGCAAACGTTGACATAGTTGGCGGCGAACCCAGCGAGTACTTAGTGGAGTTCACTGATCAGAAAACTGGAAACGTTCTCCACAAAGCTACGATAAACAATAACATGTGGACCAAGGCCTACCGACAGTATTTCGTCGATTGGCACGTAAAGATAACTGACACGAAAACTCAGGACGTTTTGTTAGACAGGTCAATCGACTTGGAAGGAAAGCGAGTTTACGTTGCTATCGAATCTGCTTCTCTCGGAGATACCTTGGCTTGGTTTCCGCCGGTAGAAGAATTTCGAAAGAAACACAAGTGCGAGATGCTGTGCTCGACTCATCACAACGAGTGGTTCGTAAAAAATTACCCGGAAATAAAGTTCATCACACCAGGAACAGCTGTTAACGATTTGCACGCGATGTACAAGATCGGTTGGTTCTACAAGGAAAATACTGAGACTAAACAAACCGTCATAAACTTGGACATGAACCCAAGCGATCCAAAACCTCAGCCTATGCAAAAAGCAGCTTTCGACATACTTGGATTACCTTACAAGGAAACTTTACCCATCTTAACTCTTCCAAAAAATGTCAAAAAGAAAAAGAAGATCGCGATAGCTTTGCATGCAACGTGTCAATCAAAGTACTGGAATAAAGCAAACGGTTGGCAGACTGTCGTAGATTGGTGCAGAAAGAATGGGTACGATGTAGTTCTCCTGTCGAAGGAAGAGGATGGGTACATGGGAAACTCTCACCCAACCGGAATTAGACAGCTACCAGCTGGGCCCATAGAAAAAGTCATCAAGGAACTGATGGAAGCAAAAGCTTTCGTTGGAATAGGAAGCGGGTTGAGTTGGCTTTCTTGGGCAGTTGGAACTCCCACCGTAATCGTGTCAGGTTTTTCTTATCCGTACACCGAAACTACTTTGAACACGTTTAGAGTTTTTACGCCTGAAGGAAAGTGTTCAGGCTGCTTTAATCGACACCGGTTATCGCCAGATGATTGGTACTGGTGCCCGGAGCACAAAGCAACTGAGAGACAGTTCGAATGCACAAGATCTATAACGCCGGAAATGGTCATTGAAGAATTGAAGAAAGCTCTGAAGATCGTATAGATAATTCAGTATGATACTCAATGCTAGACAAAACGGTTTTCTCGTAAATCTCCCACAGGATTTTTTCAACAAGGAGATAGATCAGAAGTACGAAAAGTACTACAAAAACCTACTGGTTCCGTACAGATCTCTGTCTGACTTCATGGCATCCACCATACAGACGATAGACATTCCTGGGTTCAACAGCACCTTACCGTTTCAGATGGAAACGTTAGGAAAGAAAAGAGAAGCTCAGAGCGCAGTTCCGATCGCTGAGCAGTTCAACCGCGACATAAAGATCTCGTTCAAGCTAACTGACGGTTGGCTTAGTTACTGGATATTTTTGGACAACATGCTGAACTACTTGGATTTTTCCAACATTGCTGAAAGTAACACTCAAAATTCGTTAGGCCGAGCATTTTCAGCGCAACCTGTTCCAAATGCTAACCACCCATTCTTTCACCCAATTAGGCTGACCATACTGAACAACGAAGGTTATGCTTTAGTGTCAATTGTTTTCAACCGACCGATGATCACCGGTCTCACGAACTTTCAGCTATCTTACGCTTCGGTAAAGAGCGAGTTCAAAACTTTCACAGTTACGTTTAGGTATTACAACTTCGATCTCGAACCGGAATTCGATTAAGATTCAGGTTGAGTAGGCAGATCGTTCTGATCTATCCAAGTGTTGTCCATCAAGTTTTCGTCCTGATCTAGAAACCTGAGGTTAATTCTTTCCCTGGTGTTGGAACTTCTTCTCTTAGACGAGGATTCGAAGCTCGGGAAGTACGTTTCAACTTCCACCGACGTAGTCATGTGCAACTTATTGTTGTCTGCATACGTGAAGGAGTACTTCTTATCGATCTTTTCATTCTCCGAAAAATGAAACTGCGCTGGAATTCTTATGCCTTTGTACCTGAAATAAACTACTCGGTTAGAATAAGTTAGATCTAGAATAGTTTCAGCTATCTTGAACGCTTGGTTTATGCTGGCAGTTATCACTTTTATGTCAAACGTGACGGTCATCGGCAAGGAATAGAGCTGAGCTGAGTACCCGGTTAGAATATTTTCTCCATTACTGTTCTTTTCGGTCTCTGTGTATTGCCCACGAATAAACCGGTTAGTGATGTCTCCGCTTTTTATCTGAAATGTGTTTAACGTGACTATCCCTCTCGGGATCATGTCATACGTTCCTTCCGATACCGGAATTCGGCAGTTGTCAGGTAAGCCGATGTAGAAATCCTTTAGAAAGCCTTCGTCCGTTCCGTAATTGTACATAAAAGGAACTGTGTACGTTTCATCAGCGTCGTTTCTGGAGACGGTTATGGTCATAACGCTGTTGAGAAGGTCTAGCAAAGAAATCGTTAGGTTTCGAAGAAAGATGTTATCTGTGTTCAGTGTCTTCATACCTTTATTTATTCATAGTGCGCCCAGTTATCCAACCGTCAGGGATAGTTGAATTTGCAGCTAATTTTTTATTAGCCTGGCCGTTTGTTATCCACTTTGTGCCGAACTGAGAATTTTCAGAACCGAATCCCTTTCCTTTACGAGAATCGCTCATCTTCTTCTTTGTTTCTTCTCGGTGCTTTCGACCTCTCCAATTTAATGAATGCCATTTACCTGAAGCTAACATTTTTCGGTTGGTTTCTTTCATTTTTTCGCTAGCCTTCCTTGATTTCTCAGGATTAGTAGTTCGACCGCCAGCCGACGAACACTTGAGCTGATGTTCTTTAGAACAAAATCCGCCTTCTCCTCCTAATTGCAAATTCATGCACCTTGGATCCAGTAAAACTGTTTCATTTATCAATTCGCGTTCTCTATTTCTTAGTTCTTCGCGAGTTTCGAAAAACTCTAACACTTCCTTTGTGTGATTTTGTTTTCCGTGCTTTTTAATAGAGTATCGAATGCGCTTGCCGCTTCCAAAATATCCATCTTCCATATTATCGGTTGCGTGCATCCCAATATAGTAACGGCCAGTTACATTGCAGGAGATTGTATAAATGTAATGGAATTTGTGTTCTCTTCTAGGCATAAAAAAGTACCTCAGTTTTAGAGTTATTTATCTATCACTGAGGTACAATTTGTGCCGGGGTGGAGGTGGTGGGATTCGAACCCGCGTCCGCCAAATAATGCGAGAAGCTCTCATTCACATGCTTAGTTCATTTTTCTAAACGAACAAAATTTGTGTCTTTCTTTTTTGGACTGACTTAAGACTCAGTCAGCGAACCTACCGCTAGAGACGATCTCAATGGGTATTGGATTTCTCCTCAAGGTTCCTCGCGGTTTCGTGAGCGGTACTACGAACCTTTTTTCCCGCATGCGCACATTTGGTCGTATGGAATTGGGCAAGTGCGGCCCAATGATTAAGCAACCAGTGCTAGGTCCTCAACCTGCTCAGCAACGCCGATTGTCTCGTCATTGATGAGGCTCCAGATAGAAGTGTTGCCACTTACCGTTTGATACGAGTTAACGAGTTAGGATCTTCCTCGGCATGCAAGCTTAACCCATGTATTCACGTCAATAGCCTGTCACCCCCATGAGTTAGTTTATTATTGTACTAACGTTATCTATAAAAGGTCCACGTGTGAGCCTCGTTAACTCACGGATAAATAAAGAAAAAGAAGTACCTCATAGATGGCCACGATTACAAGTCAAAATACCTCTCTACGGCTTTTTACCAGCTTAAAGATCAGGATCTCTGACATACTCGGAGAAACGATAACCTACTTGCAGGAAACATTTAAGCAGAGTAGAGCCATTTTTACGGCAGCTTCTCCGTTCGGCCAGCTCCTGATAGTTTTTGAAAACTTGAGCCAGCTGATATTCTACTACATTGAGGATTCCATCACCGAACTAAACATCTACGAAGCGTCCCGGCCATCATCGATATACAGTTTAGCCTCGTTAGCGGGCCACAATCCTAGTCGAGCAATCGGAGCAACCGCGCAAGTTAGGTTACTGAGAAAACCGGGAATAATTCCAACGTCAAACAAAGCGATACTTAACAATCTCTTTAGGCTGACTTGCTCGAACAATGGGTTGACTTACGTGATGGAACTTCCGCAGGACGAAGTTCGTTTGAACTTAACCGGCGCAGAAACAATGGCAGTTTTCAGCTTACGGCAAGGTCAGATCGAGAGTCAGACCGTTACAGCAAAAGGAAAACCGCTAGACAGTTTCAGCATAGGTTACCCTAACAACTATTACATCGATCAGTTCATGGTAAACGTTTACGTTAACGGAGAGCAGTGGACCAAGTACGATTCTCTTCTCGATATACCAAGGAACGCTAAGGGCTTTTTCACAAAGACTGGCATAACTAATGGACTCGACATTTACTTCGGAAACGGTTCTTTCGGAAAGATTCCGGACGTTGGTAGCGAGATCGTTGTCGAGTACTTAGTTTCAGAAGGATCCAACGGAAACATAAGAGTCGACGATGCTCGGCAGGTTCAGTTTACTTTCTCAGAAAACGCTTTTTCTCCGATAGGAGAGGAACTCAACCTTAACGAGTACTTTGACATTGCTACAATAAGCCCACCGAGCTTCGGAGTTGACCCAGAAGACATCGAACTCACCAGGTTGATAGCTCCTAAACAATCGAAAAATTTTGCGCTGGTGAATCCAGACAATTACGAGGTCCTGCTTCACAAGATGCAGATGTTTTCGACGGTTAGAGTATTTCTAAACGAAGCGAATCCTCGAATGATAAACCTGTTTCTCATACCTGACGTAACTCAACTGTTCAAAACCAGCGCAGATTACTTCAAGTTAGGTTTGGACAGGTTCATCCTGACTCCTTTTCAGAAAAACGAACTAGTAAAGTACATAGAGAAGTCCGGAACCAAGTTGGTGTCTACCGACATTGCCCTTCTCGACCCAATTCTAACAAAATACGTTCTGAACATCAGCGTCATTGGTTTCGACGATGTTGAGAATGACGTGATAAAGACCGACATAACGGACGCGATAGGAAATTACTTCATAAAACTATCCCGAAACGATAGGGTGCCTAAAAGCGACCTAATCACCGTGGTAGAATCAGTTAATGGCGTTGACTCAGTAAGCATTTCCATCGTGTCAGAACTAAACGAATTAGCGTTCATTTCCGACCCTAACCGTGATCCTTCCAGCTTGGTAGGACTCGACGAGTTCAACGACATAGTCATGAAGATCGACGAGTTCCCAGTCATAAGAGGTGGGTGGATCGATAGGTATGGAAACAATTACGCTGAGGGGATTTCTGACACTGCTTTGGGTGCTGTGAACATTGAGATAAAAGCTCAAAAAGCTACTCGCAAAAAATTGACTCTACTATGATAAGAAATTCAATCTACTGGACAGTTTACAACAGAAAGGACCGTAGGTTGCATCTCGGTTTCATGTACAAGGGAAACGTTTTGAGAAAAACTCTTTCCAACCAGATGTTTGGTGCGAATCCAACTCTGACCAACTTTTTGTCGTACATGGAAACCTACATATACGAGCACATTGAAGCGGTGAAGCAGATAAAGATCTTTGCCAACCCAGCGTTGGACAAGAACGAAAATAGGATAAACTAATGAGCTCTCAACCGGTTTTCAACAAAGAAAAGAAGGCACAGATTCGAGGAGAACTCGAAGACCTGCTCAGAGGGTACTCGCCCAATCCATCTAACTCGGAAGATGACGTGATAGACGAGCAATTGAGCGAGATCGCTGTTGCTCCGCCCATCGACTTCGAGGAAATGAATCGAAAGTTCGAAAAGCAGGCAAAGGACATAACCAACTCAATGTTAAAGTTTTACGTTGATTTGGGAATCATGGACCAGAACGATTACCTTAAGCAAAAGCAGGTACTCGACAATTCAAACATTCAGAACATCTTCTTTCAGCTAAAGACTCTTAGAATGGCCATCGAAAAGATAGCTGAAGAGATAAACCAAGGAAACACTCACCCAAGATTGTTCGAAGTTTTCGGACAGCTTCAGGATAAATTGACAACCGTGATCAAGACTCAGGCAAATTACGTCCTATTCTTAGAAGACACGTACAAGAAAATAAACCAAGACATCACCCAGAAAGGCACTCAATCTGCATCGGTCACACCGTTGTTGGGTCAGCCTAACGAATTTTACATAACTGCTGGGACAAAAAACATCATGAAAGAGATAACGGCAGAGGAAGTGAACGAAGAAGACAAACCTGATCGCTACCTCACGCATCCTGGAAAGAAGGCCCAAGTTATGGAAGAGGCCGGCGTTTCCCAATCTTTCGTCGAGGACGAGGTTGAAGACCTATCGGATGACGTTAACTCGCTAGTATGAAAGACTTTTTAACCGAAACTGGAGGCTCATCCAGAATAAAGCTGTCAGGCTTAGACCAGGAAAATCTCGCTATATGGACTACCGAGCGAGTGAACCAACTCTTCAAGGACGTTGAGGACGGCGCCATCGACATAAAGACGATAAAAAATTCGCCTTTCAAGGACAATGACCCTGTTTGGAAGAAAGCAAACTTGATATTCGAATACACCCCATACGAGGTGGAAGAAATCAAAAGGTGCAAGAATGGCATCATTTACTTCGCGAATCACTACGCGCAGACAATGACGGACGATGGAATCCAACAGATAACGTTAAGAGATTACCAGGAAGAGATTCTAATTTCCTTCAAGGAAAATCGAATGAACATTTTGAATGCATCTCGTCAGATCGGAAAATCGGTCATGGCCGCTATTTTTATAGCATGGTTCCTCATATTCAACACGGAAAAGAACGTTCTCACAGTTGCTAACATCGCTACTACGACCAAGGAAGTCATGGACAAGATAAAATCCATCTTGGAACACTTGCCGTTCTTCATGAAACCTGGTTGCGTTTCTAACAATGTTATGTCCATGAAATTCGATAACGGCTGTAGGCTGATCGGCCGTACTACCACAAAGAACACCGGTATCGGTTTCACGGTTCACCTTCTGTACATCGACGAGTTTGCTCACATCAACCCGTCGTACCTGAACTTCTTCTACCGTGCAATCTACCCGACCATTTCAGCTTCAACTTCAAAATCGAAGATCATCATAACTTCCACGCCAAACGGCATGAACAAGTTTTACGAAATTTACATGGATGCCCTCAACGGCCGAAACCAGTACACGCCGCTTAGGGTGGACTGGTGGCAGGTTCCAGGAAGGGATGAAGCGTGGAAAAAATTCACTATTGC